TTCAGATTCAACCAGGCTGGTGGTCATTCCCTGGCCGCCCAGACCGGAAACGCTTCCACCACCCAGAGTACCATAGGCATCTCTGTGGGTTTTGATCATTTTCTCGATCTCATCAGCTTCAGCGATACGATCTTTGAACTGGTTGCGAACAAGAGTTTGCACTTCCGTGGGAAGCTTTGACTCTACCAGACGACCAGTCAGGTACGTTTGGGTATTCGCTTTCTGCAGGGTTTCCAAACCTTCGCGCAATTCCACCATTTTGGGGTCTTCGACTACAGGCGCGACGGGTTTGGGTGATGTTTTATCACCAACAGGTTTTGGGTTAGAAAGGGCTTCGGCCAGAAGTTCTTCCAACAATGCCATATCGACGTTTTCAGGATCGATCTTGGCATACAGGTCGGGACGTTCGGCCTCCAATAGTTTGAGCATTTTCTCATTCATGAGAAGGTCCTCCTTGTTTTGGGTTTCCGCTTCGGCGAGTCCGAGGATTTGTCCACCGGCTGAGCCATCGACAACAGCATCAACAGATTCAACTCTGGTGATCTGATCCACAACTCGCTGGAGACCTTCCGCCGTGCGTTCTACACGACCGGTCCCGAAGGCTACGATTGAAAAATCAACTATATCTTTCTTTTCTGATTTCCAGGCATCATTCATCAGAGTGGAGAGCCAGTTCGCAGACTCACTGATGACAAGCTCAGCTGTTAATCCATGATGCTCATCTGACCACTCGACAGCCTCAAACCAGCCAACGATGTTTCTGACGCTTTTACCAACACCGGTGAGATGCTCTTCATCGGCACGGGCCAGGCAACGCGCTCCCTCAAAGAGAGCAACTGAAGACTCCAGCACATCACGGCTATACACATTTCCATTGGCGGATTTACCCTCGACAATGATGATGGTTTTCCATCGGCGACCATCTGAATCATCTCCAACAGCCTGGATGAGTTTCACCAGGGGAGCGTCCAATGCTTCAGCGATATACTGAACGGTGACCGTCTCCGGATCCCCAACAGAGATCTCGCCATCCGTATTGGTATAGCTATGTTTGATGTATTCACCATCCACTTCGATGATCACATAATCAGAGAATACATCCTTAACATACCAGTCATTATCATAGTAATCACCATGATGAACAGCCAGAGCTGCAATGAGCATGTCACGGACCTGGTTAAAGGAAAGATCTACACCTTCAGCAAGACGAATGATTCGGCTTCCGATTTGAATAAATTTATACAAGGGTCACCTCCTTATCCTTCCTGGGCTTTTTGAGCTTTGGCAACGCGGACATCTTCAGCTTTGGCTGACTTGACCCGTTCGGCTCGTTTATCTTTCATCATTTTGGTGTAGATGCCCGCAGCTGCAGCATTCTCTTTCCGAGTATCTGCCTGTGATTTAGCCGCCTCACCATAGTCTTCAGGGAAACGCAACTTCTTGCCATCCACTGTCACAAAGGCATACTTCCCCTTGCCCAGATCGCTCTCTGAGAAGATGTCTTTTTTACCCAGATGAAGGCCTTTAGCCGCGGCTTCAATGGATTTACCAGCATCCTCAAGAGCCTTGGCAGCCTTCTTCTCTGCAGCGGCTTTTTTCTCAGCAGCTTTCTTATCGGCTTCTGCTTTTTTAGCAGCGGCTTCCTCTTCTGCAATTTCTTCAGGGGTGCGAGTTTCCTCAGTCATGATATGATCCTCCTAGTTGGGCACTGATGCAGCCATACCACATCCACAATTCACAACTTCACCAACTGGCAAAGCAGGATCGTGGGGTGCATGCACATGATGCCCGTTTACATTGAACAGTTCATTGAATCCGATAGTCACACCATCCAGGAACAAATGACCAGGACGATACTCGGTTTTACCTGAATGCATCCAGGTCTTCTGTAGTGTTGGGATAATCTCACCCCATTGATCGATGCGTTGCTTGGTAGCCAGGTTCTGAACTTTCTTGATCTCAGTGACTGTGATCGTTCTGGCCCGTGCATTAATCGAAGCAAATTTTGATTGATCTTCCAGATTCCGACCTATGGCGGAGATGACTTCCTGGGGAGTTTTAGTTCCAGTCACAGCCAATTGGATCTCAGTTGTAATGAGGCGCTTCGCATCACTGGTGATTTTGGCAATATGATCCGCATTGAATTGGGCAGCTACACTCAGGATCTGTTCACCAATTGCAGGCAAGGATGTGAATACACCAGCCTCAGTCAATGGATCATCAGCAAAGCGGATCCCTACATCATACATGTGCTTTTGTCCCTGGGACAATACTACACCATAGTCTTCAGCAAATTCTTTGATCATACCATCCAGCTGGATTTTGAATCTGGGATAATAGCTGGCATTAAAAGTTTCAGCACCACTTGATGCATTCACCTGAGAAACCACTCTATCATTCAACACGGACATGAGTTGGGTGGTTTTACGCAGGGATTCATCCCGACGATCAACAGCGAGCTGCTGCAGCTGTGCTATGATGGCCGCAGTGGTCATTCAGAAGCCTTTGGTGCTGGGGGAATATTCTTGGCGCCATAGTCTGGATCCAGCCCATCGCCCATGTCTTCTGGAGAAAGCTCATAACCCAGATACTGAACAACCTGAGCATAGATCTTCGAGGCTGCTTCAGCCTTGATCTGACCATTCATCACAGCGATGGCCAGTGATCCAGATAGACTGGACAGCGAGCTGGTGATCTTGACCAGATCCTTGCGATCCATCTCAGGGGCATTCACCTTGAAACCCAATTCCGAGTTCCCAGGAACCGCTCCGGCGTCAACGCCACGGTCTATTGCGTATCGCACCATGTACCGTATCATTCCCTTAAAGAAGTTCTGGCGGGTCTCCATGGATTTCAAGGTGGGTCCACCCATTTCAATAGCAGTGGCGCGGTTAGCGTCACCACCAAAAGCAAACCAATGTTCAGGATATCCAGCACCACCCAGGATCTGGTTCTTCACCATACGAGCGGTCTGGTTCTGTTCTGTAGTTTTTATATCTGGAGTCGTAATGGACCAGGTTTCATCTTCACCATGAGCAAGGATCCCACCGACACCAGGCAGTTTGCGATTTTTCATCCAGGCTTTAGCCCCGGCTTCATCTTTTCCCTTAAGTATGACATCCCAGAACCAGGTTTTTCCATATGAGACACGTTCTAATTCTGAGAACATCATCTGGTCATAGGCATCCAACCAGTCAGCAAGTGGGAGCAGATCCGAGAGTCCCCGGGTTGCAGTCCGCACATTATTGATGGTCCACATAAAGGTTTCACCGTCATAGGGATCATCAGTGGGATCCATACCTGGGCGGATGACTTGATAAGTTTTAGTTTTATCTCCTAGAGATGACCTCAACTGGACACCCGTTCTATCCAGGATGTTTCCTTCATGCGTAATGATCTTGGCAATCCAGTCAGGATCAATGATACCCAATTTCACCTCACCGGTGATATCATTGGTGAAGGCTGGATAGAATTGCTCACCATATAGGCTGAGCTCAACGCACATCGCATGGTAATTCTTTTCTAGATTCGCCTCGACAAATGGATCAATGATGTATTCCTGGACGTATGGATCATCAGCTACAATCTCAAATCCAGAGCCAACTACATAATCAGCCTTGATATCCACCAGGCGTTTAGCCAGTGGGTTCTGTCGGTAGAGCAGAAGAGACAGACGGATCATCCGGTCCTGGGTCATCTGATTCATATCTTTATCAGCTCTGTTTGACAGGCGACGATATCCCGGTTCATCGAGAGAGAATGCTTCATTGGAGGCTTCAGCAATCCGACGATTTACGGCGTTGTTCAGGAAGCGGTCAATAAACCAGTTAGATACAGGGTAGCTTTTGCTCATATTTCGCTCACAATGCCGTTCGAATCGGTTCGAATTTGTTTTTGTGGTATAAGGAGTAGCCTAAGCATCTTCAATCCCGCTAAAGCGCAAATGGCGGCTTACTCGATTTCTTTGGAATCCATAATCAGGAGTACCGAAATCACTGATCACTGAGAAGGATTCACCATTCTGGAAGCTGGAGATACATCCCTCTTCTGCATCTGGTCCATCATCATTCACCCCAGATGTACCAAACCCCAGGAGTTGCTCTTCTAAGACACTGGTATCGCCAACAGATAAATCATGGATGATATAGCCGTTCTCATATGGTGAGGATAAGCTGGGAATCCGGATTGGTTTTGGAATGGATTGATCCACCAGCTTGATGGGTAGCATGTATCCATAATCCCTTGCCATAAGTTCAATCACTGGCTTGAGTAGCTTTGCGAATCCTACTGCTTCGATCTGGATAACTTTCAGGTACGGCTTGAATTGTTTGTGCACATTATACATGTGCCGAACCATATCACTGATGTTTGCCCTCTTAATCCAGACGTCTTCGAGGTAGTAGTGTAGAGGATCATCAAGCAATCTTGAGGCAGTAATAATGGCTTTATAATCACCAGTCTTAAGCACGCTGGGATCTACATAACAATTGATTTCACGTGGTAAACCATGCATCCCAGCTAGCGGCTTATGCACAAACCAGCCTTCCTGGAAGGTGTCCTTGTCATCGGGTGGATTCTGCAGCATCTCAGTTTTCCAAGCAATGGTCCCCATACCAAGTCGTTTCTTCTCGGCACGTTCCAGGGTCCAACCCTCTGGCCATAGTAGAGATCCATCCGGATTAAAAATTGAAAACCGATCAACCTGAATAGGTGCTTTCACGCCAGTCTTTTCCTGCTCTTCTATCTTTGAAATAAATTTGTTTAGTGCAGATCTCTTGTGTACGATATTACCTGACCAGACAACCTTGCCAATCCCCGTCTCATCGACAGCGCCGTACACCTCTCCCCGGACCCATTCCATCTTTTCGGTGTTCGCTTCAAAGTTTTTGATGTTCTTCTTTTTCTCAAACTCATCAATCCATGCCCAGTCAATACGGTAATGCTTATAGAGTTTCCCCTTAACAGGCATACCATAGCCGAGAGCCAGAAATCGGACGCCTTTCTTGATTTCGAAGTCAGCCTTCTCGGCATAACCGGAGATTACCTGTTCACCATAATCATGGATGATGCGTTGATTGGCTTCAAACTCCAGAAGGATATAGCCATTCCGCTCTTTTGCCAGCTTTAGGGTTTCGGATATGTTTACAGCAAAATGAATCTGACCTGTGATGGCCAGCCAAATCTCAAGGAGAAATAATTCAACGGTCTTTCCATGCTCGCGGGGACCATAAAAACCCAGGATATCAATTTCAAAGTTTACACAGCCATCATGAATCCAGCGATGAAAATCACCGAAAGGTTTACTGGCATAGTGCGGGAAATATTCATAGGCAAAATAATAGAAATCTTCAGCAGCTCTCGCTTTACGCGCCGCTTGCCTGCCAGGAGTATCATCTGGAAACACAGGAGTAACCTGGGCGACATAGCGCCGGGCTAGATCATCGCTCTCTTTCAGAAAGCGTTTGAGTTTTTCCTGGTGCCAGGTCACGATTTCATTTCCTGAGTAAGTTCATCGAGACGATCAGAATTAATATCCACACCAGCCTTGCGATACTTCGTCACGATATGAGTGACAAAGGGACGCCAGTGATGCTTGGTCACAGCAGTCAGGAATTCGGGATCCGCTTCTGCCAGGTATTCAAAGAAATCATCAAAGACCAAAACCGTTTCCTTGAGAATGTCCCGTTTGGATTTCTTCAAGTTCACATAAGCATTGACGACTGCACCACTACCCACCTGGATGGCTCTGGTCAGAGCAACCCTTTCCAGGTACTCCTCCCTCTCAGCACTGGTCATACTCTCAAAGAGATAGGCTTCCAGCTCCTGGTCAGCTGAGGCAAGATAGTTCTCCTGCTCCTTCAACTCACGACGGGCTTGTGCCAGTTCATCTTTGGCATTGATCAGATCACTGGCGGATCCGGCTCGGCGCATCCGTGTAACCAGGTAGGTCAATGAATTGAAATTGGTCCTCAGCGCTTTCATGCGATCCTGAGTAAGGATCCTGTCACGTTCCCAGTCATAGCGCTTACGCCAGCGATACAAGGCGCCCCTGGTGACCTGACCACCAAGCAGTTCAACAATCTGAGGAACGGAGGCTCCCCGGATGTAGAACTTATGGGCTATCTCTTGTAATCGATGATTCATTTATTCGCATTCATTTTGGCTAGTTCAGCAATCAGGATCTCGGCGAAGCCACGCAGTTCTTTCTCAAGCGTGTGTCCCAGGCCGTTTACATTCTCAGAAAGTTTTTCGATACGGTTCCAGATGCGCTGGAGATCCTCACGGTATTTGTCATCCGTGATGTAGTCCTTGTGGACCTCATCACGGAGTGTGTCATGCTCAGATTCCAGTCTTTGCAAAGCACTCATGAAATGACCGAGCTCAGTTTCGAGCTTTTCATTCTGGCTTTTCTGCTTATTGAATACCATCACGATGGTCACTACATAGACAACCATCTGGACAAGAAAGCCAGCGATGGCAATCATCTCAAAAGTACTAGGCATGACGGGCTATTTCTTGATACCGAAGCGCTTACGAAGATCGATATGAAACATTGCCCACACGATAGCGATCAGGACATCAACCGCTTCCTTGGCAATCTCTTTCCATTCAAAGTCGGTTATCTTACCATCATCCATAGCATCCTGATATTTCAGGATCAGTTCTTTAACCTGGCTCCCGACCATCCGCCAGGCGTTACCGAAGAAGAGCCCAATCAACACAATGACAACTGCCATTATCGCGTTAAGCAAATCAAAGTTTTGCAGAAATTCCATGGGTTACCTCCAGGTGTTCATGATTAATTCATTGATTATTGATATTGAGAAATTCAACCTACCCCCTTGACTGCCTTGAGTGGACAATCAGTTGGAAGGGTTTTGATTCTGTTAGATCAGCCAGGATTTTTAGGGCAACTCTTGACGATACTACCCGAGGTTCCTTCTTGATATCACCGAAATGAAGCCCTGGTAGTGTACAGCCCTTTGAATTGCGGATCCAATTCCCAGCATGGAAGAGCATCTTTGTCCGACCAGGCACATCTTTTACTTCCCAGGCCAAATCATCTTCATCATAAGTATCACTGGTGTAACGCTCTACCAGGTAGGTTCCTGGAGGGAGACAACTCTCGAAGGGTTCATTGGATTTCCAGGGACGTTCGATAGTAACAAGGAATGGAATGCCTCTATAAACTAGATTACCCATCGTAACCTCATGACTGCTACTAACAGTCTCAAGGTGGATGCGCTTCATCTCCTCACCGGTTTTAGCCGGATCGTGGACAGGGGTTGCGTGATCTAATAGTTTTTTCTTCACGCTATATAAGTTTCACGAAAACAAATGATAACCTACAGCCTGTCCCTAAAATGGGGTAGCTATCAGCATTGATTATGGTTTAAACAGAGTCTCCTGGGTGGAGTCGGCGGGTGGGATTGAATCTGAATTTGATGGATAGCACACATTCTCGATGGTTTTCGGTGAGAGGTGTATCCAGGTGATACGTTGGATATGTTTGCAGATATGCTTCACTGTCCATTCAGGATGTGCAGCACAGACCGTATCGAAGTCCTTACGGATCTTCTCATTGCGAATGGCGATATATGGGGATGGCTTTTTAGACACGGGACAATCTCGTGGTCATTTGTTTCAATGCCTCGATGGCAGCATTGCACTGCTTGCGATCAATCTTTGTCTCGAGGATCTCAATATTGAATCTGGACTGCAGGAAGGTGGAGAACCCCTCAGGAGTCTTCCAGGGATACTGATGTCCCAATCTATTCAGCTGCTCCCTCATGCCCTTGCTGGCGTGCTGAGAAGTTGATTTGCGGACATGCTTACGAGGCATGCGTTCCATGACTTTGATCAAAACCTCAGCTTGAACAAACGAGAGATCCCTGGTAGATCGGCTGACTCCAGCAGTGGCATCCAACACCATGAGCCGAAACTGGAGTTCACTCAATCCAGCTCTAGCTTTGGCAGTCCAGATGCGCTTATTCTGTTGGAGGTTACGTTGCATAGTTTACCAGCAATAAGCCCCTACTACCTCGGCGTGAACTCTTCTCAGTCTTGAAGCAGGGAATGATGTGCGACTTTCTTCACGCAATTCCTTTGCCCAATCATGTAACATGGTTTCAGCTTTGCCTCCATGGACATATCCATTTCTGTGGATGTCATTCAATATTTCAGTAATAAACAGTTTGTCGGTTGCATCTTTAGTCATTTCCGGGTTCCTCTTTCCTGCAATTAGCCGTACTACATTCTTTCAATTAGCCGTCTAACTCGGATTAGTGCTGACTGATCAGCACAATCCACGTTACGCATATATAAAATTAGTCCAGTGAATAATCTTCCCAGTGAAGTCAGAATGAAACCACCCATAGAATTCTTCCATGGAGTCAAACCCATCATTTCTGGCAAGCAGTTTCACTTCAGGGGTGGACAGAACAACACCATCTACCAACACCACTGGAATCTTGTCATCATGCATGACGTATTTGAATTCAATTTTCTGAGTACTGAGACACTGACCCATCTTGAAATTGCAGTAATTTGGACTTCTTATTCCAGTAGCAAAGTGGATCAGCATCCCGAGCTTCCACCTGTTGGTGCCATCTTCACGGATCGAGTGAATCTTTGAACCGCTTTCAATCTTCGGGACAAATCTTTTATTAAATCCAAGTATCATGTTTCGGTTTTCCTTATCAGTCTATCCCTTTAAATCGAGATGCTTTTTTTCAAGTTATCACTTTATTCGGATTCTTAACGGATCGGATATTGGTATTATTTTTGTCACAATCACACCTTCCATTCACTTCTTTCTTTTTACACTTCGGACACTTCACACCGTAAATCTTATCCAGGGTATTTCCATAATTCTTGCGATTGAAGCCATCACGGTCACCGTCGCCTTTGCCCTGATCTGAATTACTGGGGAGCGCCATCCTACATGCTCACATCATCGAGGTGTCCATGATCCTTGAGCTTGTCCTGGATCTCTCGCCACTCACGACGCATCGCAGGGTTGGCATCTCCATCCTGGATGAACTTCGACAACACTCTCAATCGCTCCTTTGCCTCAGCTACCCATGTCGGAGTAACTGCCTTATGGCCACTCTTCAAAAAGTTTCTAACTGCATCAGGTGTATCCTCATCAGGAGTCCAATCCAACTCCTTGCGTTTTGCCTCTTCAGCTCGCTGATTCATGAGATCCAACCACAGCATTTCCCAGCGACAAGCCTGGCCATCAGCTCTGAAGATGAACCAGTTGATGGTCCGCGGTTTATCACCATTGAGTTTTGCAGCTTCCATATCTTTGATCAGGGATGCTGGGTTGCCAATACGATCAATCCAGATAGCGATGGACTTACGCCCTTCCTGGATGGTCCAGGCATGAGAGGTTGACTTGAATGGATCATGACCGAAGAGGTCAGTATACTTGGTCAGGATGCGATCCACAGCCCCGCTCCAGCGCTTCTGTGCAGCAAAGCCATCCTCATTCCACTTCTTCTGGGCAAAGCCTCTCAGCACGCTCCAGCGCTTCGCACGGATAGCTCCCACAACACCTTCAGGGATTTTTAACTCAGCTGCTATTTGTTGATCAGAGATCATTTCCAACCAATCTGTTTTGAAATCTCAGGGGTCATTCCACCCAGCTCATTGAATCGACCCATGATTAAATCGAGGGTCGCCATTTCAATCCCTAAATCGCGTGTGAACTCATGAGTGCCTATTGAGTTGGCACCCGGGGACGGCAGGAAGCGGGTCCAGCGTGCTAGTTGAATAACATCAGCCTTCTCTACTTGGGGAGGAGTTGGGTATTCTAAAGTCATCATTCACCCCTCAATTTTTTGTTTGATATTCTTTGGATGTAATCATACTGAGCTTCGCAAACCACAATGGCTGTTTTATATCTTTGGAAAAACCCAACCACGACTCTCCCATTGTATGTCTCATGCTTCACTCGCTTGGAATCCTGGAGCATCTCTATTAGAGTATCAACATCATTGCGAGTTTTTATCAACGGGAATAACAAGTGAGTCCGCACAGCACGGGCGACTTTCTTGGTGCCTTCCTTGTAATGATACAGGGTAGATATCCTGCTCTGGATTTTGATCCGTAACATGATCAATCGATTGTATAAATCTGTTTTCACGAGCATCAAGTCTGAGACCTGAACATCAGGACCATCGAAATCATTCATTATCCAATTGACTCTCTTTCTGTAATTTCTTGATTCGTGCAGCCACAACCTTGGCTCTGGTTTTGTGTCCCAGCTCAACAGCCTTGATGAGCACTGCATCCAGGACATCCAGATCGGATTCATAATTCAAGGATGTCCGGCAATCATCCACCGAGGTATGGATCAATCGACTCACCCGCTTCTCATCCACCGGTGGCTTATTCATCTCGGGGAAAAGATCGCAGACATGATTCGGCTTGATCCGGTAATAGACTGAGGGTTCCACACCCATGACCAGACAACGATATCCCAGGACTGGACCACTCACAGATGCCATCTTACGAAACACGAACTGGGAGCAGTTTTGACACTGCTCCTTCGTATTCTCGGCGGGTCGATATCCATGCTCAGCTTTGCCTTTGTGCCGCCTCTTAGCCATTAGAGCTTACTCCAATTGAGTGAGAGAGGCTCAAAGTCCACAGCCTGATCCCGCTCTGGCTTGGCATCGATACGGATGTAACGCTTGGATCCTGTGACCGTGAGTGACTCATCAATCAGATCCATGGCTTCCTGCCATTCCTTATCCTTGATCTTCAGATTGCGAAGACGGAGGATCTTGTGAGCATTCACCTTCCCTGGATTATCAGTATCGAAGGCATCAGTCATGATGGCCCTGATATTGGGATTGGCATCAGCTGACCATTTTACCAGGAGAGCATCAATCTTCTGCTTGGCAATCTGCAGCTTAGGTCCAAAGGTGATTCGCTCAGAGATGTTGACTGTGATCTTCACCGTATTGGAGTAATCACGGATGGTGGCGTTTCCTTTCCATTCTTCACCATACTTCTCAGCAGTGGCTGTTAAATGATCCAGAATCATACTCTCGATAGTTTTCTTTTCTTTGGCGATCCGCTCTTGAAGTTTTAGCGTTCTTTTGTAGACCCGCTCCGCCAGTCTATCCTCTTTGCGAGTATCCATTGGGATGACATCACGAGGGATATCCCGACCTTTGGGATCAATCCAGTTCCCATTCTTGATTAACGACATTCTTATTCTCCTTGATTACATTGTTAAATAATTCACCCTGGGGTATGGCAGCCACAGGCACAGGGATGATCTCAACTTTGGATGGTTCGATGAGATGGATGGGGAACCGGTACTGGCTCCGCTCTTCCATAATTTGATGAAAATTGATAAGGGTAGGATCACAGTCCAGACGATAGATATGAGCTGTCTTCATTTTA